ATGAAACATGCGAATAAGCAGCCTAATTTTAGTGAGATTACAAATCGTGACGGTTCAACAAATTCTACTACATATAATTCAAGAAAATCTGTTAGTTTATTTACAACAAATAGAAAAAATAGTGAATATATAAAATCACATGATCCATATTCTTTAACTACCGATGAAAATCAAAATGCATTTTTGTTTCAGAGAAAAGCAATTATTGAAAATTTATTATCAAAAAGATTAAAAATAGTTATGCCAGGAAATTTTCAATTATCTTCGGGTTATAATGTGAACGTTGATTTACCTTACATGGGCGCAAAATCTACAGATTATACAAATAAAGATGTATCTATTACAGGTAAATATTTAATAGTTGCGGCAAGACACATAATTGGTTTTGAAAAATTTGAAACTATAATAGAAACTGCAACAACATCAAATGATTTGGATTTTATTCCAAAAAGCAGTCCACAAGAAGAAATGATTATAGAAGAATATTAAAATGGAAAAATTTGAAGAACGCAAAGATTTTGCAGGTAAAAATGGATTTATATGGTGGATGGGTGTTGTTGAAGATAGAAATGACCCTTTAAAAATGGGTCGTTGTCGTGTTAGATGTGTTGGTTGGCATTCAGATAACAAAATGCAATTACCCACAAATGGTCTTCCTTGGGCTATACCTATTTTACCAACAAATAATCCAAATCCATATGCAATTAAGGAAGGTGATATGGTCGTTGGTTTCTTTGTTGATGGAGAAAATGCTCAACAACCTGTAATTTTAGGTTCAGTTCCTTCTATTCCATTACAAGCAGCAAATGCACAACAAGCATACAATGATCCAAGAACAAGTGCTGAATTAGCAGATGCACCAGTAAAACCTAATGAAACGGCAACAGGATATCCAAGAAGATTGGATGAACCTACAACATCAAGACTTGCAAGAAATGAAAGTATTGAAGATTCAATTGTGTCGTTGAAAAAAGGTAAAAAAGAAAGTAAAGTTGAACCTAATCCTTATTATAACGCAAAATATCCATATAATAATGTCTATGAATCTGAATCGGGTCATGCGATGGAATTTGACGATACAAAAGATGCTGAAAGAGTTCATTTGTATCATAGGTCAGGTTCATATATTGAATGGGGACCTGCGGGCGATAGAGCAGAAAGAATACAAAAAGATAAGTTTACAGTCGTTGTTGGAAATGAAGAAGTATATGTCAAAGGTGATGTAATTGTATATGTTGATGGTAATGTCAATATGCAAGTTGGCGGTACATATACTGTTCAGTCTGGTGGAACAATGACATTTATTGCACCTAGAATAGATTTGAATCCATAATGCCACCAATCCATAGAGATACCGATCCTAGAATTTGTGGTGCTGAAACAACTGTTGTAAAGCAATCAACTGTTTATGCCAATTCTTTATTAGTTGCTGTAAATGAAGATCCAGATAGTCATGGTGATGGTGGTTTAATTGCTAAATGTAAAAATGTTTATATAAATGGAAAAATGGTAGTAAATCATACACCAGATCACGCAGAAGCAGATGATTTATGTCCAATACCACCTGTTCACTGTGATCCAGCAACAGATGGTGGTTCACCAAACGTTTTCGTTGGAGACTGAGATAAATAGAAAATGGCTACAGTAACTATACCAACATTAAGAAAATTTAGAGATTTGGATTTGAGTTTCATATCACATCCTATTCGTAAGGATGTGAATGTTTTTGTCAATGAATATGCGATAATAAATTCTGTCAAGAATCTGGTTTTAACTAATTTTTACGAAAGACCTTTTAGACCCGAAATTGGTAGTAATATTAGAAGGTTATTATTTGAAAATTTTGATGTAATAGTATCAACACAAATAGAAAGAGCAATTCAAGAAACTATTGAGAATTATGAACCTAGGGTTACTATTTCAAAAATATTAGTAAAACCTGATCCAGATAAAAATGGTTATAATGTTACACTCAATTTTTTCATCATAAATCTGACTAATCCACTCTCAATAACATTCTTCCTAGAAAGAATTAGATAAAAATGGCTGACCGTTTACGCATAACAGAACTTGATTTTGATACAATCAAGCAAAATTTAAAAAATTTTTTAAATCAACAATCATATTTTACTGATTACGATTTTGAAGGTTCAGGTTTAAATGTATTATTGGACATTTTAGCATATAATACACATTATAATGCATACTATTTGAATATGGTTGCAAACGAATCGTTCTTGGATACTGCTATTTTACGTGATTCAACAGTATCTTTGGCTAAAACTTT